GGATAGTGATTATGTGCTTTGCCCATGTGGGTGTGGCACTAGTTCTGTTTACTGCTTAAGTTTGAAGGCATTGTCGCCTACTGACGTGTGCATGGAGAGTCACAGTTTGATGGATTTTGTCGGATTTGCTCAACGTGAAATTACCACGCAGGTTGAAGATGCTAAATTTTCCCTTCGTTCGTGGTTTGATAGAGCTATCCCAAAGAAGAGAGTCCAGAATCCGGCGCAAAGTATTGCTCATTTGTTGTTGCGATTTGTTTCCAGATTTACACCAGTTTACTCTGAAATGATTATGCAATTGGAAGAAACTATGTTAGAGTTCTCGAATGTTCAATTACTGCGTTTGTATCAACAAGCGGTTAAGTGTTCGGCTTTTGATATTACTTTTTGGATTCCAGATGTTCTATATGATTCATGGCTTGTTCGTGACCTGGTGCATTGTATTATTGCAAAACGCCAAGTTTTCGTGACATATAAGTATTTATTGTATGGCTTAGTTATCCCGAGTCTGTTAGTAGTGATCGGTAGTATCATTCTATTTTGGAATTACCCTCTCATTATGTTTCTCATGTGTGTCTTGACAATTGCAGTTGATTGTTGTGTTTATCAACGATTAATTGATATGTCAAAAGACGCTCTAGCAAGGAGTATTGCTAAGCGCAATGAGAGTTTGTCTCCTGCGCTGAAAGCATTTAAGAAAACCTATTGTTCGTATATTTTCTATGGACTAGGTATTGCCGTATCAGTTATGGCTATTTTAAAAGTTGCTAAGAGTTTGAGAGAAATTTTGACTGTTGAATCTGGAAGTCTTTTACACCCTACCAGTGCTGATGATGTTACATCGCGTGATGCACTCCCAAATGAATGGAGTGAAGCAACACGTGTAACGTGTGTACCAGGAACTACCACAGCTGACCAATTGTTGGATTTAGCTAAGCGTAATACTTTTAGCGCTAGGGTTCATGGAACTACTGGTAATAGAGTTGATCGTACAGTTGTTCTTCACAATGGTATGTGTGTTTTGCCTAAGCATTCGTTTATTGGTATT